TTTTAAGACAGTATTTGCTTTTGCATAGTTATAATTTGGACTTATTGTTTCGGTACTGGTTATGCTTAGATAAGTTTCATTATATAATATTCCTGTTTGCTCAGATAAAGAATTTAATATATTTTCTATCAATTCTAAATAAGTGACAAAAGTGCTCGTAAAATCATTGTTATATAGAGCATTTAACATTTTATCCTTGTTTGGGGATATACTTATTTTTCCTCCTGATTTATCCGGCTCTCCGTTGATATATCCTTCATATTTTTTTACACCTTTGTAATAAATTCTTACTCGCTCTTGACTTTCAATTACATTATCGAAAAAAGCAAATTTTAATGAGGCATTTCCCATACCATAAATACCCCTGGAAAAATCACCCTCTATAATTGGACAATTATCACTACCTAAAAAATAAGAATTCCCGGTGACAAATTCAACTTTCCAATTAAAATATGAAATTGGTTTTTCTATAAGAAATTCAGTTGATTGTAAAACCTCAGATAAAATCTGTTCACCAAAAGAATAAATCATAAACGCCTTTCATTGTAACTTATTGTCAATGTCCCCAGGGTTGCAGTTATTAATAAAATATTATTTAATCTTTCAAGATAAAAAGGGGTTGACTCGCTGCTTAAAACTCCAGTTTTTATATTATCATCTATATCGACAACCAAATTACTATTAGTAGTTTTTACTGTTATTGTCTGAGTGGAGGTTATTACTGTACTTACTCTAAAACCATATTGATTAGCTGTTTTAACTTGGTAAATATCCCAATTTGTTGAGCCTGAACTTAAAAAGCTATATTTGGCGGGTGTTCTTCTTCCTTTAATATTGAAAGCCGTACTTTCAAATTCTCCTGATGTTGTACTAATAATATTTATTTGTGTAACTTCTGTGCTTGTAAAATAAGCACTTGATGACAATAATTTAATTTCTACATTTTCGCTAATTTCTATATTCCGATAAACTTCACCACCGCCAGGCATTGGGTGAATCTGCATTCTTCCTAGAAAAGTTTGAAATTCAATTTCCTCTCCACTAATACTTAATGATGCGGCATTACTTACAATTATATTAGTACTTGCAATACTTTCAATTATCGTATCGGTTGAAAAAGCCCTATGAATTATACTATTCCCAGACGATAATTGGGAGGTGTCAGTAGTAGAGGGAATATTTATATTTGTGGATCCAGATGTAAAAATAGTGTTTTTAATCCGTTTTCTGATATCTTTATAAAGCCATAAAGTTAATCTGGAATCTAATGTAAAATAATCCAGAAAATTTTCACGCTCCTGTTCATTATTGTTTAAAAAATTAAAATCCGCGCTTAATTCACGACCCCTAGCAATTCCGATACCGTCGATATGGGATCCATCACTTAAAAGATTAATTCTTTTATAATCAAAATCCGGTAAATCTGTCTCTATATTACTCAGACCATCGAGTGAATATATAGTAGTAGTATTATCACGTTGAACATAATATTTATTTAAAGCCATTTAAATTCTTACCGCTCCCATTTCTCTATTATTTATTATGATACGATTGATAGGTATTGACTGACCATCGATCATAAAAACTGCATTTAACACAGTTTGGCCAAAATTTTGTCTTGTATTAAATGCCGATCTCACACGAGATCCAAAAGGAAGCTCAACCGCTTCCGGTCCAGCTTCCCCGACAATTGCAGTTCCCCCAGGTGCAAAACTTGTACCTGTTTGAAATTTTGGAGGTGGAGGCGGTTGTTTTGATGCAATTATTCCAATCTGGGTCCCTATTGTCGCTGCTGAGGTTGCCGCCAGGGCCGCAAAAATAGCCGCAAATACCGCGGGCGCCGCTGGACCGGCGGCAGCCGCCGCACTGGAAGCCGCTAGGAGACTATTAGCTATTGATTGAGCCAAACTTATACCGGCTGTAATCAAATCTTGTCTTTTTTTAGTTTTAAAGGTCTCTACATCAATTTTATATTTCTCTTTAGCAAGTTTTTTTTCTGCTTTTTCTGAGTCTTGATTTGCTTTGTCTTCTGCCTTTCTTATATTTTGCTGTTTCGTTATTTCATCTATCTGCTCTTGAATTGCTTGCTGTTCTCTTACATTAGTTTTTTCAGCAAGCAATTCCTGTAATCTTTCTAGTTCTGCCTGTTCGACTTCCAATTTAGTCATACCATTATTTTCAAGCAATTCAATTTCATTCTCTAATCGCTCTTGAATTAATGCTAATTCATTTTCATTTTGATTTTCTAAAATAGTCTTTCTTCTATCCGCACTCGCTATCAATGATTCAGCTATGACATTGTTTATCTGGTTTGCAATATCAGCAACCGCACCAATGGCCCCCTGGATCAATGACCCCTTTTCTTTTTCAAGAGCACTTTTAAATCCTTTTGAAAAAGAGGCCCCAATATCTTTCCCTGTGCTTTCTGCCTGGGTTTTAGCACTCGCCCCACTGCTTTTTATTCTTTTACCTAAATCTAAAACATTTTTATCAAAACTATCAACTTCTTTTTTTATTGATGTTGAAATCCCATTTGTTAAATCTACTACATTGCCTCCAAATTCTTTGAAAGCTTCGCCAGTACTGGCAGCCTGATTTTTGAAAGCGTCAAAACTTTCTTTACTTCTATTTTTTAGAAAATTAAAAAAAGCGCCCACTGTTTTTCCACTCTCTATTATACCTCCGACAAAACTAGTTATAACATAAAAGGCCCCTTTTATGTTTTCAGTTACAACTTTAAAAGCGGACCCAATTGTAACCGCAATTTGAGCAATAATTTTTGCGCCTTCTGCAGTCTGAATAAAATCTTTAAATCGCTGAACATTTTCTAAAAATGATTTTGATAAATCTGTTAAAATTGGTAAAAAATTTTGTCCTATAATTACCTGAACGTCCTCAATTGCTGCCTGAATTCTTCTTTGTACATTTGCGAAACTATCTTGAGTCCTGCCAAAATCGCCTAAAGCATTTTTACTCTGACTGAGTGCCTGAGAAAAAATAACCTGGGCCTTTGCTACATCTTGCGTGACACCTTCAGAATTCATTAAAGCCTTGACCTGGTCCCTAAATTCTGGAGTATTTTGTCTGATTACAATCCCTAAAGATTTTGCGCTTTCTGTCTCCCCAAGCAGGGCCTTTGTTAACGCTTCGCTCGCTTGTTGTACGCCTCCCTCTAAGTTTTGAAAACTTGCCAGGTCAGCGCTTAACATTTGAACCTGATTACTAAGAGCTAAAGCCTTATCTTGTGCAAATCCAAAACCGGTTAATAGATCACCGGTTGAACCCAAAAGGTCCGTAGCTTCTTTTGTAGAAAATCCAAAAGCTTTGACTAAATTATCCCTTAATTTATTTGCCTGGTTTGAGACATTGCTGAATGTTACATTTAATTTATTCTGACTTTCTTCAAATCTTCCAGCTAATCTAATAGAATCACTTATACCACTTTTTAATTTATTTAATCCTTTTGAAACTAAAGAAAGCGCTGCATTTGCTGAAAAAATAGAAGCGGTCATTTTTAAAAAACTATTTTTATTTTGATTACTTCTATTTTGTAATTTTTTTAACTGGTCTTGTACCTCTTTAATTTTGTCTGTATTTGCGGTAATATTAATTTGTAATTCGCCAGCTGTTAATGCCATTAAAAACCCTTTCTTCTAAAATAAGCAATCGGTTTTTTAATTATTGTTATCTTTTTTCCATTTTCAATTTTTGTATCTTCTTTAGTTTGTAGGTTATTGTCTTTATTTCTATTTTTCTTTGTATATAAAAGACTTAATATTTCAAACCAGCTCATTTTTCTGAACATTTCATAAGGTGTGCATCCGATATGATACTCCCTCAAGATAATATCAGCTATACTCATAAGATGAATTTCATCATCTATTTTTTTTTTGGTACTTCCTCCTCTAAATCATATAATTTTGTGATCAATTTTGATTTTTCCGATAATTGTAAATATATAAGATTCATAAATCCGCTTAATTCTAGAGGTCCCAATGTATCAATATCGCTGTCATTAACATCCTCACAATTATTTTTTAACAATCTTTTAATTAAAGATTTCCATTTTATTTGATCTTTATCATTAAAACTAAAAGTAGATAATTTATTTAAATTATCTCTCTGGTTTTTTAATAAATCAAGCTCTATGGTTGCTGGTATATTAGTAATTTCATATAATTGCTTACCAATTTTGATTTTTAGTTCTTTATATTCGACTAAATTAAAGTCTTTGATTTCCATAATACCTCTTAAGTTGAAGACTGTTCTATTTTATAAATTCTTCTGTTATTGTAAGTAAAATTTTCATGCTGCCTGGCATTAACCGTAAAGCTAACATTTTTAAAGGCCCCACTTGCCTGGGCCGAGTCAGTAATTGCACCGCCAGAAACGTAATGTACTTCCGGATAATAAGTATCTAATTGCCTACCGTCTGCCATTGTCGCAGAAATCCAAACCATATAAGGTGTTAATTCATCGGCTCCGCCGTACCATAGTTGACTATTAGCTCGCGGCGTATAGTTGTAACTTACACTAGATGCCTCGGTTAAATCTACATTTGAAGATTCCGTTGATAAAAAAGCTATTCCATAATTCCCCATACCATCATTAAGCTGGACCACTGTATAAGCGGACGATGGGACTGCCGCCGCTGTCGAACCATCAACATAAATTGTAAAATCAGTACTCGCTAAAGCCTGGGGGGTTGTCGCATTTCCAGCATAATCTTGAGCGGGATATTTGTAAGGTTCAAAAACACTTAATGTATTAGCCGCAATTACAAAACTTGTACTTGTCTCAGTACTGGAAGTTGTAACCGTTTGCCCGCTTTGCCCCATTAGAGTATTAATATTCGTTTGATTGATTTCCTGTACTGTAAAAGTAATATTTTCGGTTTCTTTTGTTATAACCTGATCATGCTCGACATTAAAAGATTCAGGCTGTACCGTTTCAATCTGGGCCTCCCTGGTTAATTCTCCAATGGAACCAATATTTGTCCAAGAGGCCCCTGTTATATCAGTTAAAGCATCATTTGTCATAGAAGTGCTATAACTTGCAATATAGACAATTGCATCCTCAAGATACAATTCATCTTTATTTTGAACTACATTTTGAGCCATAATTTAAATCCTTTCAATTTAGTGATACCAGACCGAAAGGTCCAGCACTTTAAACCAGTAGCTATTTTCATCATCATAACCACTTCCCGAAACAGGAGTAATTATATTAACTGAATCAATATTAAGATTACTGGAGGTCTCTTTGATATAACTGGTTGAAGTATCAAATAAATCATAAATACTTTCATGTAAGATTTCAGTTTCATTTTTTGAATCATGATAGACTGAGAGTGAAAAAACTTGATTCCTTTCAATAATATTTCGATCTGATCCAATATCTTTGTATATAATAGCTGGAGGTATTTTATTTAAAGGCAAAAAATCAGGGTAAACTTGGGTTGTATATTGTGTAATTGTAGTACTTGATAATAATCTATTTCTTAGCCATATACCCGGTGTTATCATAATGCCTCTTTTAAATAATAAGCGATAATATCTGTAATTTTTTTTCTGTTATTAAAAACTGCCGGCCGTAAAAATGGTCTAGCCTCCATTCTCACAGTTCCAAGTTCAATATAAGGTGCATATTCCATAAGATTATAAATAAGGACAGTATTTTTATCAACTTCATAAAAAGTATTGTCTCTTAAAGTCCCAGTATCCACGACAGTCTTTTTTTTCGCTTCAGCTACACAAAAAATTCCTGCTGCAGTAAGCCCTTTTTCTAATGCTTGATTAATTTCATTATCAACGTTTTCATTTAGATCAAAATCAAGTTTTATTTTCATAATCTTCCTTTAAATCGATCTGTAAATGATGACCTCTTAAATTATTATTTACATAAAGAATATTTCTATATTTAAAGTTTTCTATTACATAGTCAGTGCCATTAAACCTGGCAAAATCATAAACTGCATAAGTGCTAAAACCAGATGTAATAAAATATAAAGATCCGGAAACAGTGCTTATTAAATCAGAGCTATTGGCAGCTGTCCCCTG